GTCGAACTCGCCCGTCCAGCGCACCTCCTGCCCGGCTGCCGGGATATGCCCCACCAGGAAAGTTATCACACCCGTTGTCACGTCAAGGGTGTATGCCGTGTCCTGCACCTGCTCCACACCAGCCACGGTGATGCGCCATGACACAGGTTTATGGATGGTCTTGGTGTATGTCGTCCCGTAGGTCTTGGTGAGCTGGTACGTGGTGCGGACCCCGTCCCCTGTGCCAAGGAGTTGATTAACTACAGAAAAATCTTTGGGATCTTGGAACCGAAAGGCCACAAAGCGCCCCTGGACGCTGTTGTAGAACGCCAACAGTGTCGCCATCTCGGCATGGCTGGTGACGAAGCTGCCCACATCCCACGCCGCCAGGTCCTGGGCCCAGGGCTGATTGCGCTGCTCATAGCCCGAGTCCACGCGCACAATGGATGTATTCCACTGTGGCCCGCCACTGGAGCGGAGACTGATCGGGAGGGGCATGCGTTGTTCGCTGAACATGAGAACCTCTACATCACGCGCCGCGCCTGGTGGCCCGCCTGCATCATGGCTTTGCTAATCTGCGGGCCTGAGCGTCGGAAGGAATCGGCGTCGTTGGCGTTGACCGTCATGTTAATCACCACCGGACGGGCACCAGCGCCGTTGGGGATGACCGTCCCCGATTGGCCTGGGGCAAACAGCTCTGGCCCATTCTCACCCACGAGATAATACTTATCGGGCATGACCGGCCCACCAGCGGCCAGCCCTCCACCAAAGGCGCCCGCCGCTGCCATCGTGTTGTATTGGCCCCACGAGGTTGGGAGCGTGCCTGAGGTGGGCATCGCCGTGCCGGTGCCACCCAGGCCGCTCAGCGCTTGCATGCCCATGGTCATACCCTGCTTGAGCCAGCCACTGAGCGCGCCCTTGAGGTCAATCGCATCGGCCACCATGTCCAGCACCATACGGCTGAACGATTCGCCCAGACGCTTAAAATTGATTTCCCCTGACACCGCCATATCCACAAAGGTGTTCGTGAGTTCCTGGGCCATATCGTTGAGATGCTCGTACATATCGGCCATGCGTTCTGCCTGGAGTGTGTCTTCCATCTTGAGCCGCGCCCGGCTGAGGGTCTCCTGATCGGTGGTGACTTTCTTCAGGTCCTCCAGGCGCTTGGTGAGTTGCTCCCGCCGGGTCAGTTGGATGTCCGGCTCAAAGTCCAGCAAGATCTCCTGGATCGCTTCAAATTCGGCCGCGCTACTTTTGGCCTGTGACCGCAACGCGGGGAGCTGGCCCTCGATGCGCTGTACGTCCTCAATGGCCGCCGCCAGGCGTTCTGCTTCCTTGGCATACTGCGAGGTGGCCAGGGATGCCTTGAGCATACTCGCGGTATCAGCATCCCGGTCAGCACGGACGCTGGTATAGCGGTCTGACAGGCGGCGTAAGCTCTCAATGTTCTGGGCATGGACGCGAGCGACTTCCTCGGCTTGCTGGAGATCCAGGCGCCGCTGTTCCTCGGCCAGTTGCTTGGCTTTACGTGCGGCCTCTTCGCGGTCCTGAGCGGCTTTACGTATCGCCGCCGCCTCGTCCTGGATGGCTTTCTTGTTCGCCTCTATGGCAGCCGTAACCGCCGCATATTCCTGGCGCTGTGTGGCGAGCCTGGCTTGCAGATCTGCGGGCACAGCACCAGCACGTTCAGGACGAGCGAGCATCGTTTGCGTGGTGCTTTCGATACCCTTTTCGAGTATCGCCTTTCTGCGCTCTAGCAAACGAATCTGGTCCTGGAGTGAGCCATTTTCCTTGCCATAAATTTCCGGGGCGAGGGCGGAGGACTTGAAGAGGGCATCTTTTTCTTTTTTCTGCTCTGCAAAGGACTCCGTCAATTTCTTGGTATTACTGGTCTGATCGCGGAGAATGGCATCGTTATCAATCTGCTGCTCTTTAATTTCCTTCTGGCGCGCGGCAAAACGTTCCTGTTCAGCGGCACGGCGTTGGATGATTTCAATATAGGCGCGGGCCTCAGCCTCCCCGTTTTTCCTGGAGAGCGTCTCAGCCAGCATGCCTTTTTCAATCTCGGTCGTAAACTTTGACAGTGGCCCAAGCATGCGCTCCACATCGGCCTGGCGTTGCTCGGCGGCCTGGCGCGATTGCTTAAGTGTATCAGCGAGTTTCGCCTGCACCATATCGAAAAACTGGAGCACACCCGATTGGGCGATGCGATCTTTCAGCAAGAGAATCTCATTGCCGAATTGCGCAATGCCTTTCCCGGCTCGGTCACTCGCCGCTGGCACTTCTATTTTTAGCTGTGCCGTGAACCGCTGCACGAACTCCGTGGCATCCACACCCTTCGCAATGAGGTCCTCCAGGCTCTTCGTCGTAGTGCCAAACGCTCGGGCTGCGATCTGCGCGGCGCCTGGGATGGCTTCCGTCAACTGCCCTCTGAGTTCTTCCTGACTGACCTTGCCCTTGCTGATGATCTGCTGGAAGGCAGTCATCGCACGCCCAAGCTGATCCGTGGACAGCCCGAACGTATTGGCTGCCTGACTCAGCGACACGAACAGCTCACGTGTCGCTTGTCCCTCCAGGGCTGTCCCACGTGTGGCCGCGCTGAGACTGCGGTATTGCTCCGCCACGGTCTTGAGTTCGAGGCCGAGACTATTGGCGGTCTTCACCACGAAGGCAAATTCCCGCCCACCCGCTGCAGCGCCGCCGCTGATGGCGGTAAACGAATTACGCAGGTTCTGCATGTCGATGCCGACCTTCACGACATCACTCATGGCACTAGAGAGCGCCTGCACCGACATCACGCCCGCAGCGAGTCCGAGTAAGGAGGTGGAGAGTCCGGCCACACTGCCATGTACGCCACTCACGGCACGCGAAGTCCCTTGCGCTTTCGTGCTCACCTGCGTGAGGGACGCCCCGAGGCCGTTAAAGGCTTGCGTGACCTGTGCCGCCTGCTGCTCGGTGAGCTTCAGGGTGGCCGTGGTCTTCCGCATGCCCTGCTCAAATTCAGTTGTTCTTGCAGAGACAGTAACAACTAAACTGCCAGCAATAGCCACGACTCAAGTTCCTTTCTTACACTGCCGATACGAGGTACAATAGTTGTGTTATCATACTGACGTGGTAAGGTTGTGGGTCGCTCCCACGGACATGCCGTATCGTGTTGTCCCTCAGCGTTTTTCTCCTCATCCTATGCTGCGCAACCTCTGCTCCCGCAACGACCAAAGCCGAATTATGTGCAAGCGCTGGCGACTACAGTGATGTTATGGTCAAGAGTCGTGATCTTGGGAGACCACTCACAGAGGCTATGCAGCTCATTGATAAGCGGGCACGTCTCAAACATTATCCAAAAGCATCCGTCGAATTTATGCGTTGGACCGTTTTGCAAGTCTATACATACAACGCCTTTGATGACACCAGGTTACGTCAATTGGTCGAAGTCAAATGTTATGAATATGCCTGGTGAGGTGCACTAATGCCTGTTACTTTTGACACGCACAATCGGGACAAGACGGCACGCTGGCACTGATGCCAACCGCTTTCTAGTGCACCTCCCCGCCGATGGACCGTGTGAGGGCCTCCAGCATGCGCTGCTGCTGGAGGATCACGGCGTCTTCGTCCATCGCAGCATCATGCCCCGCCTCGAAGTGAGGGAGAAAGTCCTGTGGAGTAAATGGTGGCGTCTCTCCCGTGCGGTGCACATTGGCGAACGTCGAGGCCAGAATGCCCATGCGCAGATCGGCGCGTCCTTCCCCCCAGGGTTCGAGTCCCCAGTACGCCTGCCACTCGCTGAACTCCCGGCTGTCCACTTCCTGCATGCAGCGCTTGACCGACATCCCCAACGTTACGGCAAGCCGGAACCAGAAGCGTCGTTGGGGACTTTTACGGAGTTTTTTGTGAGGGCCTCTACGTCCTCCTGCGACATGCCAGAGAGGCGCCGCGCCACGTCAAAGAGCCGATCCAGGACCTTGGCGCTTTTTGCCCCGAGGCGCTCGGCATCGGCCAGCATGAAGAGGGGCATGTTATGCTCATCGCACACCGCCAGTACCACCAGGCGCGCCCGCAGGTTGTAGAAGCGCTGGCGCTGGTCCTCTTCCTCATCGCGCATCATATCCGCCTCGAACCGATCCCGCTCGGCGCCCGTGAGGCAGCGCACGTACAGGTCTCCTCCCCACTCGGGCACGGCTACCAGTTCGCGCTGGAGGTCATCAGCGCCAAGGATGTCATCACGACTCAGCATATCCACCTCATGCAAACAGCGTCGGCTTGGTGTACTCATACGCTCCTGTGAACGCAATAATCACGGTCGCCGCCATAATTTCGTTGGGCTGCATCGACACTTCCACATCCTTGACCCACCCCGTTGCTTGCCACTTGGCCGGGCTTGACTCATTGGTGCGCTTGGGCAGGACAAGCTGTATCGTCTGGACTTCGTGGACCTTGGGCAGGCCGATAGCACTGTCAAAGTGGATGTTCAGGTTCCAGTCCTTGAGCTGGGCCACGCCGCCTGGGATCTGCTGCCCGTTGCTGTTCACCTCGTCCAGCGTGGGCATCATCAGGTGCGAGGCGTCGAGCGATGTGCCGGCCAGGCCCATGGCGCCATTAATGGAGACAATCTCGCCAATGGTGCCTGACTGCGTAAAGATGATTTGAGTCCCCAGGCCGATCTTGGCCCGGCTGTTCGATTCGGCCATAGGTCCTCCTAAGCGGGCACCTCGCGCAGATGCCACACGGTGATCGTTAAAATGCGCCTAAAATAGGCCCGCTCGGAGCCGTCCTGTGCGGGCTCTGGCGCGTCCATCTCAGAGTCAAAAAAGACGCCGTCTACCTCCAGGCCATCCCAGGCAGCGGGCATGCCATCCATCGAGAGGCGGATGACCCGCGCCATCTGTAGCGCCTGCATCGGTTCAAGGGACCAACAATCAATCTGGACCATGCTGTCATGGGTAGCCGTAGCGCCATCGAGGAAGTAGTGGCTGGCGATCATCAGGTCCTGCATGGTGACGTAGGGAAACACGGCACTGGTCGGTGCCAGGCCGGGATAGATGCGCGTACCAATGATGGCCGTGAGTGGCGCATACGTACTCAGGAAGGCATAGAGCGCTCGCGAG